AACAACGAGGACGACCAACGCCAAAAGCAAGCGCACTTTGCCACCATTGTTGACGAGGTTGACCAAGCAGACTTGCAAGACGCCGTCACCGACCTGCTAGACAAGGTTGCCAAGGACAAGGACGCACGGCAGAAGCGGGACAAGCTGTACGAGGAAGGCTTGCGCCGTACTGGCTTAGGTGACGATGCACCGGGCGGTGCGCAGTTCACCGGCTCAACAAAGGTTGTCCATCCCATGCTGGTGGAAGCCTGCGTGGACTTCTCGTCACGAGTGATGAAGGAGATCTTCCCTCCTGGTGGCCCAGTCAAGAGTAAGATCCTAGGCGAGAAGGAGAAAGACAAGGTCGCCAAGGCCGAGCGCAAGACTGACTTCATGAATTGGCAGACGACAGAGCAGATGGTTGAGTTCCGTGGTGAGTTAGAGCAGCTCAGTACGCAACTGCCATTGGGCGGTGCGCAGTACCTCAAAATGATGTGGAGCGCCCAATACCTGCGCCCATGCGCTGAGTTCATCCCCATCGATGACGTGTATTTGCCCTTTGCGGCCACTAACTTCTACAGCGCCGAACGCAAGACCCACGTCCAGTATGTGACCAAGATGGAGTACCAGCGTCGGGTTAAATGCGAGATGTACATCGACGTTGACTTAGGCTCGCCAGAAGTGCCTGACTTCAGCAAGGCATCGATTGCCAACGACAAAATTGAAGGGCGCAAGGACACCTCCTACAACGAAGATGGGCTGCGTACCATCTTTGAGATTTACACCCACCTAGACTTTGGTGATGGGGTCGAGCCGTACATCATCAGTATTGACAAGACCAGCAGCAAGGCGGTGGCGCTGTACCGCAACTGGGAGCCTGAAGATCCTCGCCGTGTAGAGCTTGATTGGATTGTGGAGTTCCCGTTTGTGCCGTGGCGGGGTGCTTACCCCATCGGCCTGACCCACATGATTGGCGGCTTGTCAGGGGCAGCTACAGGTGCCTTACGCGCCCTGCTGGACTCCGCTCACATTCAAAACATTCCAACCCTGCTCAAGCTAAAGGGCGGTCCTGGTGGCCAGACGCTCAACGTCCAACCCACCGAGGTTGTAGAGCTTGAAGGCGGTGCGCTCATTGATGACGTACGCAAGTTAGCCATGCCGCTACCGTTCAATGGCCCTAGCCCTGTACTGTTCCAGCTGCTAGGCTTTGTGGTTGACGCAGGCAAGGGCGTTGTGCAGACCAGCTTTGAGAAGCTGAGCGATACCAACCAAGCACAGCCGGTTGGCACCACGATGGCCCTGATTGAGCAGGGTATGGTGGTCTTCAGTAGCATACACTCGCGCATCCATAGCTCAATGAGCCGTGTGTTTAAGATCTTGCACCGGATCAACAGCGCCTATTTGACCATTGAAGACATTGAAGCCCAGGCATCTGGTTTAGATGTCAAGCCAGAAGACTTTGACGGCCCAATGGACGTTGTGCCGGTAAGTGACCCGGCAATCTTCAGCGAGACGCAACGCTTTGCTCAGACTCAAGCGCTCATGCAACGCTCGGCCACCATGCCGCAGATGTACGACCAGCGCAAAATTGAGCAATTGTTTTTGCGCACGCTGAAGATCAGTGCTGACGATGTACTGCAACCAGCGCCCGGCACCGAGGACATTGACCCGGTGAGCGAGAACGTGGCCGCCACAATGGGAACTCCTGTTTATGTTCTGCCGCAGCAAGACCACATTGCTCACCTCAAAACACACTTGGCGTTTCTGAAGTCGCCGCTGTTTGGCCAGAACCCGGCCATCGTTAAAACCTACATGTTCCCGATGGCCACTCACCTGCGCGACCACTTGCTGAACTACTATCTGACTGAGGCTCATGAGGCAGTGGACGTTGCGCAGAAGAAGGACTTGATTGAGAAAGAAGCAGAGCAACAGGTCAAGGTGATTCTCAAGGTGCAAGAAATCATTGAGCAGCAGCTTAGCGGCTTTGCTCAAGAGTTGGCACAGATTGACCAAGCTGCTCAGCAGTTCAAACCTCAACCGCCTATGCCGCCAGACAGCAGCATGCAAGTAGCACAACTCAATGCGCAGTTGCAAGGCCAAGCGCTGCAGCAACGCACACAATCTGAGCAGGCAAAAATGCAGCAAACCGCTCAACTTGAGCAAGCAAAAATGCAGCAAGCTATACAGGCTGAACAAGTTAATATGCAACTTGAGCAAGCTAAGCTACAACTTGAGCAAGCTAAAGTGCAGCAAGATGCGCAACAGAATGCACAAAAGATGGCAGAAGACGCTCAGCAAACAATGCTCAAAGAGCAGTCAGAGAACGAGCGCACAAAGATCGAACTGCAAACCCGCTATCAAATGAACACCGACGACAACAACACAGCCCTGCGCTTAGCTGCAACCGAGCTAGCCACCGGCGAAAAGTTTGCCGTCTCAACAGGTACAGGCGTCAATCCCGGCACTTGACACACAGGAGAAACCACGATGAACAATACCCCCGCAGTCCCAATGAATAACGGCGCGGTCAAGCAACACCACCGTATGGCGGCAGGAGAGCCCGTAACTGGCCAGACCCTGCCAGCAGCGCCCGCAATGCCAAAGACGCCTGCGTGAGAATAGAAGACGTTTTGTTGCATCGGCTAAAAGCCGCGCAAGCAAGTTTTGCGCTTGAATCACTCAAGCGTCCCCAAAACCGCGATGCCTTTGAGTACGGCTATCGCGTGGGCGTTGTATCAGGTTACGACGCAGCGTTAGATGTACTTTTTACCATTTTGGAAGAGGAGAAAAACAGTGGCAATGACTTATGAGGACGCAATGGCAGAGGCTTTTCCGGCTGCAGAAGCCGGCATTCAGCCTTTTGGGAGCCGTGTTCTGGTACAAATTCGCAGTCCCAAACAACGCACCGCTTCGGGCATAATTTTAGATGTGGGCTCCCGAGACACTGAAAAGTGGAATACTCAGGTAGCCAAAGTCATCTCAATTGGCCCCTTGGCATTCAAGAATCGCAACACAATGGTCAGTTGGCCCGAGGGTTCTTGGTGCGTAGAAGGTGAGTATGTGCGAGTTGCCAAGTATGGCGGCGACAGGTGGGAGGTTCCCATGTCAAACGGCGAATCGGCGCTGTTTGTAATCTTTAACGACTTGGACATCATCGGGCGAGTTAACGTCGATCCGCTGTCCATTCGTGCATTCATCTGAAAGGAGATGAGAAATGGCTGAAACCCTGAACGAGAACGACGAGGACAAAAAGCCCACAGAAGACCTTGTCATTTTGGAAGACAAACCACCTCAAGACGATGAGGATGATGATCGAATTAAGGCTGACGAAGACAGCGGCACTGACTCTGAGCGGGAAGCAATCCGTGAACGGCGTCGGTTAGAGAAAGTTGAGCGCCGTGACCGCAAAGACAAGGCAATCACTCGCGACAAAACAGAACTAGACTTCCTGCGCAAGCGCAATGATGAGCTAGAACGTCGCATGGGGGCGCAGGAGCAACGTGCCCATCAGACTGACTTGCAAAATATCGACGCACACATCCGTCGTGCGCAAGAAGAAGCTGAAATGTCAGACCGGGTCATCGCTAAAGCCATTGAGTCAAGCAATGGCGCTGACGTGGCGCAGGCGTTGAAGTACCGAGACCAGGCGTTGGCCAAAATCAATCAACTCCATGCCATTAAAGCGCAGGCTTCACAAGCGCCGGTAAAGCAGCAACCGCAAGTTGATGAAGCTACCCTGAACCATGCTCGGGAATTCATGGCCGACCACCCTTGGTATGACGTTAACGGGCGTGACGAGGATAGCGCAATTGTTCTAGCAATTGATCAATCGCTAAACAAAGACGGTTACGACTCTAAGTCTGACGAATACTGGACAGAACTCAAACGTCGTGCCGCTCGCCGCCTGCCGGAGCGATTTAAGACCGAAACACGAGTTGCTCGAGGCGGTCCTGCCGTCGGTTCTGGCCGAGAACACGCACCAACCTCAACTCGCAATGAGGTCTACATCAATCCAGAACGAAAGCAAGCTCTGATTGAAGCCGGTGTATGGGATGACCCTATTTTGCGCAAGAAATACGCAGCGCGATACGCAGAATATGACCGTAATCAACGCAGTCAAGCATAAAAAACTTTATTTTTCAAAAATTGAGGTATAATCCTCACTAATCGCTGAAAGGAGCGAGAATATGTCCGACGAACGCTTAAAGAAATCCGCTGGTGACAATCGCGAGCAACGCGCTGTGCAAGACCGCACGGCGACTGAGAATCGTGAGTTGTCCGATGATGAGCGAGTTGAAATGTTCCGTCAACAGTTTTTCCAGTCCTCGTTACCTGACTTACCAAAGCTGCCCGGCTGGCATCCTTGCTGGCTAACAACGACGAACCCACGTGACTCTATCCAAACTCGTATCCGCTTGGGCTACCAGCCCATCAAGCCAGAAGATGTTCCTGGCTGGGAATACGCCACCCTTAAAACAGGTGATTGGTCCGGATTCATCGGGGTCAATGAGATGCTTGCGTTTAAGTTGCCCATGAGCTTGTACGAAAAGTACATGCGCGAAGCCCATCACGATGCCCCTCTGCGCGAAGAGGAAAAGCTCACCGATACGGCTGACTTCCTTGAGCAACAAGCACGATCATCTAAATCAAAGTTGACGCTGGGCGACGGTAATACAGAATTGGGACAAAAGCGGCAAGCTCAGTTTGATCTTGCTTGACAGACTTTTTAACCCCTTAGGAGAAAGCTAATGTCCTCGACTAGCGCACCCTTTGGTTTTAGGGCGAGTTTCCACAACAGTGGACAGATGCGCCCTAAAGCCTACACAATCGCCAGCACTTACGCTGCCAACATTTTCGAGGGAGACCCCGTAAAGTTGGTGGATGCAGGAACTGTTCAACTCGGCACATCTGACGGCACTCGCTCAGGAACTGTCGCTGGTATTTTGCTGCTCGGCATCTTTGCCGGCTGCCAATATACCGACGCATTGGGCAAGCCGACCGTATCGTCGTATTGGCCTTCTGGAGTAACGGCAACAGAAATTACGGCTTGGGTCTATGACGATCCGGAAACTCTGTTTAACGTGCAGTACAGCAATCCGGGTACACCTGGCACCACGACTATGCAAACTGCCGTTGGTGAACAGATGGATTGGGTTGTGGCCTCACCGGGCGGTTCTACCGCAACAGGGTTGTCAAATACCCAAATCGGCGTCATCGAAACCACATCTGGTCAATTCCAGTTGACTGGCTTTGCGGGCGAAATCAACGACTCCATAACAGACGCATACATTGTAGCCATTGTTCGTATCAACGAGCATATCTACAAAGCTGCTGTTAACTCAATCTAAGGAGGGCTGACAAATGGCTACCCCAATGCGCAGTACCGACTTTAGGTCGGTTGTTGAGCCGATTATGAACGAGGTGTTCGACGGCGTTTATGAGCAACGTGCTGACGAATGGAAGATGGTCTTCCGTGAGCAAAAAGGCATTCCTCGGAATTACCACGAAGAGCCCGTCCTGTACGGTTTCGGCGCGGCTCCTGAGTTGCCTGACGGCATGGCTGTGACCTACCAAAGCGGTGGTGTGCTCTTCATTCAGCGTTACTTGTACAAAGTGTTTGGCTTGGCCTTCGCGTTGACCAAGGTGCTCGTTGAAGACGGTGACCACATCCGCATCGGTCAGACTTACGCCAAGCACTTGGCTCAGTCGCTGATTGAGACTAAGGAAACCCTGGCTGCCAACATCTTGAACCGTGCCTTCAACAGCGCGTATCTGGGTGGTGACGGTGTTTCTTTGGTGTCTACAGCCCACCCGATTGTCAGTGGTACGTTTAGCAACCAGCTAACCACCGCTGCCGCTCTGTCGCAAACATCACTTGAGCAGATTTTGGTTCAGATTCGCAACGCTGTTGACAACAACGGCAAGCGTATTCGTCTGGTGCCAAAGAAAATCGTTTCTGGACCCAGCAATGTGTTCCAGGCCGAAGTGCTACTCAAGTCTGTACTGCGCAGCGGCACTGCTGACAATGACATCAACCCGGTCAAGTCTATGGGCTTGCTGGCTGAAGGTCAGGGCAATCTGTCGCGTATCACGTCCACCACCGCTTGGTGGGTCCAGACCGATGCGCCAGACGGTTTGAAGCTGTTGATGCGTCGTGGCTTGGAGAAGTCTATGGAAGGCGACTTTGAGACTGACTCCATGCGCTACAAAGCGACAGAGCGTTACGTGCTGGGTTGGACTGACCCACGCGGCGTTTTCGGCACCCCTGGCATCTAAGACTACGGGCTTTAACCCTCAACTCACAAGGTTGGGGGTTATGGAGGTAGTTTTAATGCGTCTGACAGCTTAGACCTCAAGCTGACGACATGCAGACAGACGCATTACACTTGCATGTAAGGAAACATCATGGCATCCACGACCTTTTCGGGCCCAGTAACGTCCACCAATGGATTCATTACTGGTTCAGGCTCACTCGTTCAAATCACGGCTGCAACTACAGCCACTAGCGCAGCAAATGCTGGGCGCTTGAATCTGTTTAACGTAGCTGCCGGGGCAATCGTTACACTGCCTGCGGCTACTGGCAGTGGCAACCAATACAACTTTGCCGTGCAAACCACAGTCACTAGCAACAACTATGTTGTGCAAGTTGCAAACGCTACTGATGTAATGGCGGGTCGCGCCATTATTATGCAAGACGCCGCCGATACAGTAGTCGGCTTTGAAACTGTTGCCGCATCTGACACCATTACCCTAAATGGTACAACCAAAGGCGGCACCAAGGGCGATACCATCTACATTACAGATATCGCCAGTGGTTTGTTTTTGGTACATTGCAATTTGACCGGCACCGGCACAGAAGCTACACCATTCAGCGCTGCTGTTTGATCGGGAGATCAACATGGCTGACGCAGTAGCTTCACAAACTCTACTTGACGGGGAACGGCTGTTCATCGCCAAGTTTACAAACATATCTGACGGCACGGGTGAGACCGGCGTTGTGAAAATTGATGTTTCTACGCTAAATCCAAATGCATTTAATTTGGCTTGCAATGGCGTGAAAATCAATAAAATCTGGTCTACTACCCACGGAATGGAAGTACGCATTCTTTGGGATGCAAGTACCGACGTGTTTGCGTGGTTAGTTCCTCAGAATACAAACTACCTGATGGACTTCTCGTCTTTTGGTGGCTTGCAAAACAATGGCGGCGCAGGAGTCACCGGCGATGTGTTGTTTACCACTTCAGATGCTTCTAGTGGTGACATGTATACCATCGTCATTGAATGTATCAAAACCTACGCAAGCGCGTAAAAGGACACACCATGGGCTGCACTTACGTTAAAGAGTTTAGTTTTGGCGGTAAGGTTACACCTACCGCAGCTGTGCATAAGCATGAGAAAGCCTTGCACCCTGACAAGCCAATGACCAAGATGGCCAAGGGCGGCAAGGTGATGGAGAAAGCCACAGGGGAAACCTACCCAAGCCGCAAAGCCATGATGATGCATGAGAAGGAGGAAACTCCTAGGATGCAACGCGAAGAGATTATGCAAAAGTCTAGTGTTCGTGCTCCTCGTCGGTCAGTGCCTGTAGCTCCGATGGCTCCGATGATTGCCATGAACAAGGGCGGTATGCACAAGATGCCTGACGGCAAGATGATGAAAAACTCTGCCATGAAAAAAGGCGGTATGGCAAATCCAAATTGCTAATTTGAGTTTATAATTTAGTCTTCCGGGCGTGCTGAAACAGCGGCCACTTGACCCCAACCCGGAGCTGGTATGGCGTTTTCTGGCAATGTGAGCGGCACAACTTTCAATGCGCTAAAGGTAGTCGACCATGCCTTTAGGCGTTGCCGTTTGCCTGCGCAAGCCATTACTGCTGAGATGCAGACTTATGCACTGGAGTCGCTCTACTTGCAGTTGTCAGACATGGCAAACATCAAGGCTCCGAGCTGGTGTATTGAAAAACTCATCTTGCCCTTCTACGAAAATCAGGAGATTATCCCTCTCCCTGTCGGCACGGTAGAGGTGCTCAATGCCAACTACCGCGTCATTCAGCCGGTGACTGGCACCACGGTTACGGCCAGCACTTCCTATACGGTAGATTTTGGCTCAGCCACGGTGGTAGACACGATTGGTATTGAATGGTCAGGTACGTCGGTCACTGTCACGTTTCAGGTCTCAACAAACGGCACAACTTGGGTCACCGTCGGTAGCTCGTCGGTGGCTGCAGTTGCTGGTCAGATTGTATGGACAGACATCTCAGGGGCTCTTGCGTTTCAATATTTTAGGATTACCTCTGCTAGCACGATCCTTTATACGACCATTACGCTGGGCAACATGCCTCAGGAAATACCTTTTGGTGTGCTGAATAGGGATACCTACGTTGCGCAGTCAAACAAGGTTTTCCCCGGCAGGCCCAACAGCTATTGGTTTCAGCGAGACATTCCAGAGCCTGTGATGCACGTGTGGCCCGCGCCTTTTGCGGGCGCTGAGCAAGCACAACTTATCGTTTGGCGTCATCGGCACATCATGGATACCGAAAACTTGCAGCAAGACGTTGAGGTGCCGCAGCGCTGGCTGGAAGCCATTGTGAACGGTTTGGCCGCTAAGGTGGCCTCAGAAACAGCTCAAGTAGACCTTAATTTGATTCCGATTCTTGAGCAGAAATATTTGGCGTCTCGTCAAACAGCCTGGGATGGCGACAATGATGGTTCGCCAATCTTCATCCAGCCTGCCATCGGTGCGTACACGCGATGATATACCTTGACGTTTCTGGCCAGGCTACCTACGGGATTGCCATATGCGGACGGTGTTCACGCAAGTTCTTGCTTGCTGAACTGTCGCCAGACCCAAATTCGCCAGGCCTTATGGTTTGCAAAGAAGACCTAGATGACTATGACCCGTATCGACTTGCACCCCGAGCGCCTGACCAGATTGTGCTGCCTTTCACCCGCCCTGACACCCCTATCAATACGCATCCTGCAGGGTTGATACAGGAAGCAGGTGACTTGTTCATCACTACCGAAGACGGTGATGAGTACTTGGAGATTTGAATGTCAGTACCTAGCAACCTAATCCCAACGCGAATCACGCAGCTTCCAACAGCCCCTGTGGCTGACGATAACAGTTTGATGATGATTGTCTACCAAGGCAACAACTACAAGATTCGTGTCGGTGACTTGCTAACTGTGGCAGGGGTTCCTATAACCCGGCAAGTGATTGCCGGTACAGGTTTGACAGGCGGCGGTGCGCTTTCTAGCAATGTGACTCTCAGTGTTGCGGTTGCTGGAATAGGGGCCACCCAACTTAATGCCACAGGTGTAACCCCTGGTGTTTATGGTGACGCCACAAACATTCCGGTTTTCACGGTTGACTCAAACGGTCGCTTGGCTACCGCAACCACTACACCGGCTGCCGTCCCATCGGTTACCGGCACGGCCAATCAAATTACTATATCGGCTGGGCCAACAATAGCCATAGCCAACAACCCCGTAGTTCCCGGCACGGGCGGCATGATTCTGCCCGTCGGCACGACAGGTCAGCGCGGAACATCAAGCGACGGCAACCTGCGGTACAACAGCACAACGGCCAGTTTTGAGGGCTACGCCAACGGCGCATGGGGTTCCATCGTCAGCGGCTCCGGCGTCAGTTCAATTTCTTTTGGTTCGACTGGCTTGACTCCATCCACCACGACTACGGGTGTTGTGACGGTTGCAGGAACATTAGCAGTACTCAACGGAGGCACTGGCGTTACCACATCCACAGGAACGACAAATGTCGTGCTATCTAACAGCCCAACGCTGGTAACGCCAAATCTTGGCACGCCAAGTTTTTTGGTTGGCACAAGCATCACGGGGACTGCGCCGGGACTGACTGCCGGGAACGTCACAACCAATGCCAATCTGACAGGTGATGTGACATCTGTGGGAAATGCAACCACGCTTGCCACAGTCGCCTCGGCAGGCTCTACAGGGTCTAGCACCGCAATTCCTGTCATCACCATCAACGCCAAGGGCTTGACGACAAGCATCACTACGGCAGCAGTCATTGCGCCCGCAGGAACCCTGTCTGGTGCAACGCTGGCATCTGGGGTTACGGCCTCATCGCTGACGAGTTTGGGAACGATTACAAGCCTTGTGGTGACGGCAGGAACCATTGCCACAACCCCGTCAGCGGCCACCGACATTGCCAACAAAAACTATGTCGATACTGTTGCGCAGGGCTTGGATACCAAAGCCTCCGTGGTTGCTGGAACAACGGCAAACATCACATTGTCTGGAGCGCAGACCATTGATGGCATCTCAATTGTTGCAACTGACCG